TTCGAGTCCCGCCAGCTCCCCCCGTCTAGAGCGCCGCGGCCTGCGCGTCGAGCTGCTTCGCCTGCCCAAGGAGCGTGCTGATCTGGTGCCGCAGCCCGGCGATGCGGGTCTTCACGGTGGCGTGGTGGGCGCGGGCCTTGCGGTGCGCGGCGGCCGCCTTCCGCGCGGCGGCGACCTTCGCGGACACCGGGTGCTTCAAGGCGGCGTGGTGGGCTGCGTGGGCGCCCTTGGCGGCCTTGACCGCGGCGGCGTGGGCGTGTGCCTGCTGCGCCTGCAGGGCGTGCAGCTGGGTCTCGAGCTTGCGGGCCTCCGCCCGGTCGGCGGCGGCGCGTGCCCGCAGGTGCGCCTGCCGCGCCTTGATGGCCGCGGTGGCGGGATGGGCGGCCTTGGCCGGGGGTTTGGCGGCGGTCTTGGTTCCCCCGGCTGCGCTGCTTCCGCCGCCGCTGGTGCCGAACTGGCCGCCCGTGGCGCTCCCGGCCGGGACGTGGGTCGTGTTGAACCGCTGCGCCTCGGCGGCCCACGACTGCGCCCAGCTGGCGGCCCAGGTGTCAGCCATGCCCGTTACCGTCCTATCGCGTGTTAGCATCGGGGCCGACCGGACTCTCGTGGAGTGATGCCAGATGCCGCTGAACCCGGAAGGCCGCCGCGCCCGCGCCCGTCTCGCCGCCCTGCGCCGGCACCATCCCGGCGACGACCTCGACCAGATCACCGAGGAGTGCTACCGCGAGCTGGAGATCTCCCGGAACGACGTGCGCATTGACGAACTCGTCGCGAGCGCGGAGCCACCGACCGATGAGCAACTCGCCCGGCTGCGCACGCTCGTCAACCAGCGCATTTAGCCATGGCCGTTGGCTCCTTCCAGCGCCCGGCGCGCGCTCGACGGCCGCGGCGTCGGCCGGGACCCGTTCCCGCCGTCGCCGGGCGACGTGGACCCGACCGGCAGCCTGGGCATCGTCGCCGGGAGCGGGTCCGCGGTCGCGCCCGGCTGCTGCTGCGGCAGCAGGTGCTGCACCGGCTGCGAGCTCGCCGGGGTGCCCGCGCCGCCCGCCTTCAGCTGCGACAGGTCCATCGCGTCCACCGCCGCGCGCGCCGACTCGTTCGTGTACTCGGCCTGCACCACAGCGAGTGGCGCCTGCGCCCGCACCAGCGCGGCCTGCCCGCGCTCCATCTCCCCGTCCTGCAGCGCCGCGATATCGGAAACGTCGAACCAGAGGCGGTTCCCGACGGGAACGTCCACGATCTTGCCCAGCGCCCCGCACGCCGACCGCCACTGCGGCCTCGCCCAAATGTTGGCTAGTTTTTGCATCGATTCTTGGTAGCCCCGGCCGGCGCCGCGCAGCGGCTCCAGGCCCACCAGCACCCCCGGCACCGAGCACGCCGCCAGGATCCGCTCCTGGCCCACCGCCTGCACATTCCCGAAATCCATCTGCGACAGGCTGTTCCCGGCCAAAGTGAGGTCGGCGCCCTGGTCCAGGATCAGGGTCTTCCCGGCGTTGTCCGGGCCCGCGTACCGGGCGTCCACCCGCTCCCGGATCCGGTCAATCGTGCCCTCGGCCAGCCGCTGCGCGTACTTGATGATGATGTTCGGGGTCGCGTCGTGCTGCAGGTACCGGATCTTGTACCGGGCCATCCCGTCGTCGCCCTGGATGTCCCGGATGACCGGGGTCAGCGGCGACATACCGCGGAAGTCCGCCTGCGGGTCGCAGACGGGCGCCCAGTGGACGCACTCCCCGGCCGGGACGAGGAAGCCGTCACCCTGACCCAGGACCGGCTTGGGGGGTTCCCACCAGTAGCCGACCGGGCGGCGGTACCAGCCGCCCCCGCCGACCTGCACCTTCTCCGACACGATCGTCACCCAGTCCGGCCGCAGCCGCACCAGCCGGTCCTCACCCGGCGCATCCCAGATGTACGCCTGGCCGGCCAGGAACGCGTCCTGCTCCATCCGGGCCAGCAGGTTACCCGTCGTCGTGTCCGGCCCGAACGGCTCCTCCAGCTTGGCCAGGGCGGTGGTACCGAACAGGTGCCGGTCGTCGAGCGCCTGGAACTGGAACCGCGCTTCGCTGAAGAGCGCCATCCGGACCAGGTGCGCGGAGAACACCGGCGAGGAGGACCCGCTGGCCTGCTGCGCGAACCCGGCCAGCTGCGGCATCACCGGCTCACGGTCCGGCGAGCCGTAGGAGGTGGTCAGGACCGACGCCCCGCTGGCCACCCCCTCCCAGTAGCCGTCGCGCTTGATGAGGCGGTCCCACAGCCTCATGCCGCCCTCGCCAGAACCCCGTCACGCAGCCAGTAATGTCCCGCCGGGTAGCACGACCAGCACCCGAGCGACGGGGTGAGCGTCGGCTTCTCCTCAGTCCCGGTCAGCACCCAGACGGGATGGACGCCCGTGTCCCGGTAGAACCCGCCGATGGGATGCGGGCCGAGCTGTCCCTCGTTGACGCCCCTGCAAAGCGGGCACTGCCAGGTGAATTTCCGGATGCCATCAGCGTCGTAGAACCTGACCTCGACCAGGCCGCCATCGGGAGCGAGCGCGGTGGTGCGCATCGGGATGCTCACGACGCCCGCCGGGCCCTTTCCAGCACGGTCGCCAGCGTCGGCACCTCATGCGCCGACGGCCGCCGCTCGCCCGTGCCGTCGTCGCGGCCCAGCGCGTACACGCCCAGGCACAGCGAGTCGAAGATGACCGCCCCGCCCAGCGCGGCCATGCCGATCAGCGCCGCGCCGCCCAGCACCCCGGCCAGCGAGCACAGCAGCAGGACCACGGACAGGCGCACCGGGACCTCCTAAGCTACGGACATGAGCGACACCACGCTCTCCGACACCCTCACTGGTGATCTCCGGGAGCACATTTTCCGCACCTACGCGAACACCCCAACTGACGAACTCACCTCACGCTGGGTGATGAGCCTGGAATGGCTCAACGAGGTCCGCAAGCTGGACGACAGCAGAGGCGGCCTCCATCGGCCCGGCCCGGCGATCTCCGCGCCGGAGTTCCTGCTCGGCATCCCGATCGAGATCCGCGAGGGCGGCGGGCCGCCGCACCTGGAGCGCTAGACCACGTACACGCCGGGGCTGCTGACCTCTTCCCACCTGAGGAAACCCCACACCGCGAACTCGGCCGCCGTCAGCGGCGACTGATCCGTCACCACCCGCCGCTCCAGCGCCCGCGCGCCCGCCAGAGGCCGCTGCTGCGCCCCCCGCACCGCCGCCGTCAGCCCCGGCTGGCTGAAATGCCGCAGGTGCCCCGTCGCGGCCAGGTCCATGAACTCGCCGTGGGCGACCGCCACGTCCTCCGGGCCGAGCCGCTTCGCCACGATCCCCAGCTCGGCCAGCTGATGGCACAGCGTCGATGACTGCGAGCGCGGGTCCAGCGCCACCTCCACCGGGTCATCCGCGGTGTACAGCGCGTCCATGACCGTCGGCGCGACCGGCGGGGGGCCGTGCCACACCACCTTCACCGCCATCCGGCCCGGGGCCTCACGCCACGCCTTCGCGACCGCGCACCTCGACCGGTCCTCGGAGATCTCCATCCCGAACGCGCACTCAGCCACGGCCGCCGTCCGCCGGGACTAGCAGGGAAAACGGGCACATGTGAATCTGCTCGTGCGCCGGGAGGATCATGCGCCGCCCCGCAGCGTCAGCGATCAGAGCCGGATCGGGCAGCGTCTCCCCGCAGGACGGGCAAGTATCCCTGTCAGCCATAACCTAGTGTCTCCCATGTCTGCTGGGAGATTACTTCCCAACCGGGTTTTGCCACCTCGGGCCATTGGCAAAGGTACGCACGTAATCGGCGGAACTCACTGAGCTCCATGAGATCGTAGTCCGCCGCCACCACCTCCTCCGACACCGTGATCCCCAGCGCCGGCATGCACGCCCGCCACACCGCCGGATCCCCCGGGTCCGCGTCATCCGGGGCGCCGTACCCGAAGTACGCGCCCCGGTCCGTCAGGCCCATCTCCGCGCGGCCGCGGCCGTCCTCCACCTTCCCGCGGAAATACGCCGACCTCTCCGTCCCCGCCGCGGACACCACCCACAGCTGCGCGTCCCGCGTCATCATCGCCGGGCGCATCGCCTGCTCCAGGCGGTCATCCTCCTGCGCCCACGCCTCATC